CAGGATCGCGGCCCTGTGTGCGTTGTCCAGCCCTTGCCATATCTTCTCGATGTTGCGCCGCGCGATCTCCCGCTGGTCCTTCTCCAGCCACTGCGGAATCGAGATGATCCAGCTCGGGTTCGCCCCGTTGGCGAAGAAGCGCGCCTGGAACTCCTCGGCAGCCAGGCTCATGCCCAGCGACTGCCGCGCGTAGGCGACCGGGGATAGCCCCGTCAGGCCGCTGGATCCGAAGCCCTTCACGTGCCAGCAGCGATCCTGCGTGAGGATCCGCGTCTTCGTCCCCTCGCGCACCTCGTAGACGATCCTCCCGCCGGCATCGCGCTTCGGCTCCACGCTCTCGGCCAGTAGCGGGTATAGGCTCACCACCTGGCGGCGGGCGTTGCGCTCGATCTCGGCGTAGGCGTTGCCGCGCAGCGCCAGGTTCGTGATCATCGCCTCGCGGAACTCCACCGAGGTCATGTCCGGGTTCGGCGCCATGGCCAGCACGCTGCCCAGCTGGTGGTCGACCTTGGTGGCGTTGCCGGTGGCCGGATCGCGCTGGTAAACGTGCAGCGGCAGCCCGCCGATCGTCTCGGCCAGAATCCGCACGCAGGCCCACACCGTGGACACCTGCATCGCCGTCTGCTCCGTGACCGCCTTGCCGGTGTAGCTGGGCGCGCCGGCCATCCAGTTGGCGAAAGCGGCGTCGCGCGCCGTGTAGCTCATCCCCGCGGTGGCCATGTCGCCCTTGATCCCGAAGACCTTGGCGACGACCTTCTGCAGTGCGTTCAATCGCATCCCCTCATCCGTAGACGCAGGACTCGCACGGCGTGCCGTGGACGTCGCCCCGCAGGTGTGCCGCGCGCAGGTCTTGGTAGGCCTGCGAATTCCACGCCTCCGCGAAGGATTGTTCGTTCAGGTCGCCGCAGTCCCAGTCCGGCGTCGCCCCGAAGCAGCAGGCCGAAAGCATGCCGTTCCAGCGCACGTGCCCCTCCCGGAACGCCGACCAGCACGGCAGCACTTCCCGCAGGTTTTGAAGGCGCCCCTGGTTGCCCGCCGACGGCCGGAAGCCCATGGCGCGGTTCTTCTCCGCGTTCTTGGACGACATCTGGCCGAAGTTCGGCAGCATGTAGTGCTCGTCCACGAACGGCCGCACCTGGCGCTCGAGCAAAGCCTCCAGGCGCTTGCCCTGCTCGCCGTCCAGCTCGATCGAGCTCGCGTAGATACGCGTCTGGTAGCCGCCGCCGTTCCGGATCCGCCACGCCTCCTGCAGGTTCTGCAGCGCCCTGTCGAAGAGCGCCGGCTTCACCCGCATCACCTCGCGGAACTGCAGCGCGTCCGCGGCGTTGATCGAGAACTTGAGCGAGTCGATCCCGCAGTTCATCAGCTCCTCGGCCAGGTCAGGCGACAGGTTCGCGCCGTTGGTGGTGAGGAACACGTACGGGTAGCCGATCTGCTTCACCCAGCGCAAGGCATCCAGCAGCAGGTCCGGCGCCAGGGTGCTCTCGCCGATGAAGAAAAGCCCCGCCTCGCGCACGCCGAAGTCCAGCGCCTGCTTGCTCGCGCGCTTGAAGAGCTCGAGGTCCATGCGGTTGTTCTTGTTTTCCGCCTGGATCGAGCAGTACGAGCAGGCGTACTGGCAGCCCGAGTACAGCTCCCACTTGATCGACGGCGGCGCCGGAAGGACCGTCTTCTTCCAGTCCTCCGGCACCAGCGTCACGTGGTCAATGCGCGTCGTGATCGTGTCCATCAGGTCTCCACCATGATCGGGTTTTCCAGCCAGGCCTCGATGCCGGCCGCCGGGACGATCATCCCGCGCGCCATCGCCATGATCAGCGCCACGGCGCCGTCGATCTTGTACTGCGGCTTTTCCTTGCGCGGGTAGACGTTGTCCTTCGCGTCCACCTTCGCCGTGACGTTCGAGATCATCCACGTCGTCACCGGGTTGCCGTCGTGATGCAGGCGGCAGGCCTTCACGGCCGACAGCACCTCCTTCATCGGCGTCGACAGGTTCATCACCGTCTGCCGCATCTCGACGGTCGAGGCGCCGTCCTTGGCCAGCTGCTGCGCAAGCTGCGTCGCGCGCCACGGGTCGTAGACGACCTCCTTCGCCTGGAAGCGCTTGCGGTAGTCCAGGACGTCGTCCTTGATCACGTCGAAGTCGATCTCGTCGCCATCGGTGACCGACAGGAACCCCTGCGCGTGCCACTTCCGGTAGCTCGCCGCGTTCGGGTTGTCCTGGCTCGTCAGCGCCGACTCCGGCACGTAGTACCGCGCGAACCACCAGTAGTGGTCCTGCCCGTTCATGCGGCGCTTGAAGAGCTGCCCGAAGCACGCGATGTCGTCCTTCGAGGCGAGGTCCAGCACGAACCAGCCCTGGCTGCCGCGGAACTCGTCCAGCTGCAGCCCCTGCTCCTGGCACAGGTGCCACGCCTGCAGCGGCATCCACGCCGTACGCGCCGAGCACCACACGTTCAGGTGCTTGGTCTTGAAGCGGTTCTGGTGCATCGGGTTGAACACCGCCTGTCGCTGCTCGGCCAGCAGGAACTCGTCGTCCACGCTCACGCCGAAGTTCGGATTGGCCTTGCGCAGCACGTCCGGGTTCGTCCAGTCGTCCTCCTGGTCGATCCCGTACATCACGCAGAACTGCTGCTCGTTTTGTAGCCCACCCTCAAGCACCTTGCGCGCGTTCAGGTGCGCGTCGTAGCACGGCCCCGCCAGGTTGGTGCCGGCCGTCGTGATCAGGAGCAGCAGCGGCTGCTCCCGCGCGCCCATGCCGGTCTTCATCGTGTCCACCTGGTCCGGCGTCTCGTGCTCGTGGAACTCGTCCGCGATCGCGCAGTGCGGCGAGGCGCCGTCGCCGGGCTTGCCGATGATCGGCTCGAAGCGGCTCCCGTCCCGGCCGATCGTCAGCTGCTTTGACCACACCTCGATCCCGGCGAACTCCCGCAGCTCCGGCGTCACGTCGCACATCTGCCGCGCCGGCCGGAACACCTCCCAGGCCTGCTTCTCCGTCGTGGCACCCGAATACACCTCTGACCCGTGCTCGCCGTCCATCGCGAACATGTACAGCCCTATCCCAGCACTCAAAAAACTTTTGCCATTTTTTCTCGGCACCTCGAGGTACGCCTCGCGGAACCGCCGGCGCCCGTCGCGCTTCCTCAACCATCCGAAGATCGACGCCAGGATCCACACCTGCCACGGCTGCAGCTTCATGAACTCGCCGCCGCGCGCCCACTTGCCCTTCACGTGCGGCAGGTTCTCGATGAACTCGCAAGCCACCCGCGCCGACTCCTCGTCAAAGCAGTACGGGAAGTCCGGCTGCCTCACCAGCTCGAGGTCCGCCAAGTGCCGCCGGCACGCGAGCTTCACCCACTTGCAGGCGAGGATCTCCCCGTCCGCCACGCGGCGCGCGTAGTCGACGGCGATCTCCCCGTAGCTCGCCATCAGCCCGGCGCCCCGCCGCCGCGGATCAAGGCGAAGCGGTTGGTGGCCATCGGCACCGTCGCCGGCTGCTGCGCCGCACGCTTGCCCAGCGCCTTGAGGATCCGCTCCATCCGGTCGTGCGCTGCGGCCGCGATCGCCACGCTCGGGTTGGCCATCGGAATGCCCGTCTCCTTTACCAGCACCAGGCCATGCGCGTGCAGGTGCTCGGTGGCCTGCCGCCAGATCACGAACTGCTCGCAGAACATCGCCATCGCCGCGTCCCCCGCCTGCACGCAGCCGGCCTCGCGCACCACCTGCACCGCACGCCCCCACTCGCGCCGCCCCTGCTCGGACAGGTACGACGGCGGATCCGGGATCCGCGTGTCCACCGGCGCCTGCACGGGCGTCTCTCGCAGCGCATGCACCGCCTGCGGCGTGCGCTTCCTGCCGCTGCGGCCCTTAACCCCGGCCATGGCAAACTCCCTGCCAAACTCGGGACGGATGAAAATGTGATGCCCGCTGCGGTATCCAGCGCCAACCCGCGAAGGAATTTCCCCGCCCCCCCCTACGCACGGATGGCCTCGCTAGCGCGTGCGTTGCCGAAGCCGCCGTCCTCAAGCGCGGTCTTGCGGCTATGGCAGGTGCGGCACAGAGGCTGCCAGTTGGCCGAGTCCCAGAACAGGCGCTGGTCGCCGCGGTGAGGCTCGATGTGGTCGACCTCGCTTGCTGCTGCACCACAGCTGCGGCAGATCGGGTGCGCCATCAGGTACAGGCGGCGCTGAGTGGCCCACTCGCGCGTGTAGCCGCGCTCGGCCGGCGTGCCGCGCCTTGCATCCACGTTGCGGTGGCGTGCCTTGCGGTGCTCGTCGCAATGCGTCGTGCCGCCCTTGACGAGGGTCGGGCAGCCTGGCTGGGCGCAGGGTTTCAGGGTTCGTGCTGGCACAGTGGGGATCCGATAGGCGCGTCCGTTCGCGGGATGGTAAGCACCGAAAGCGCGCGCGCTTCACAAGCAATTCCGCGCTGCAGCTTCCAAGTTTGGTCGATCAGCTTGGCCTCGAGCAGCTCCGCGCGCCCTGGTGCGCCTGCGCCGTTCCTGCTGCGGCAGGCGACGCAAGACACGATCATCCAGATGTTCAGCTGCAGGTGATCGGCGATGTGCTGGTAGGTCCAGCCGTGCACGTCGCGCAGCGCGCGCATGATGCGCACGGTGCGGTCGGGTACTGAAGCGCGGCGGGACCAGTTGCGGCGCTTCATGCCGACTTGCTGGGGATGCGGATGTGATCTGGCCTTGGCGTCCTGGCAGCCAGTGCTGCCTTGCCTTCGGCGATGGTTGCCTGGCTGGCAGCCAGCCTGCGTTCGGACTGCGCCCTGGCTGCAGCTTCGGCCTTCACGATTGGCTCGAGGATCGTTTCGATCAGGCCGATACGAAGCGCCCTGTCGCCCTGCTGGACGCGGCCTTGCGTGATGGCCTTGCCGATCTGCGACGGCGTTGCGTAGCGGAGCATGCGTGCCAGCACGTCAGGGTTGTGCGATGCGTTCTCAACCTTGGCCTGCTTGAGCATGGCCTCAACCGCAGCCACGTGCTGTGGGTTGGGTTGAGGGTTTTGATTCCCCGACAACGCTTTTGGGGCGGCATCAGTTTTCCCGGTGCTAATTAACACCGTAGAAGCGTTGTTAGTAGGTTCTTCTCTTCTCTTCTCTTCTCTAGGTAACGCGCCGCTAACGTCCCGCTTACGCTCTGGTAACGCATCGTCCGTTACCTCGCCGTTACCTTTTCCCTTCTTTTTGTGCCTCGAAACGCGCCTCGCGGTAAGCGCCCTGGCCTTCGCGCTGCACCCGTTGTGCTCTTCGAAACGGGGTATGGAAATGCCTTCGTCAGTCTCCACTAACCAGCCGACGGAAGCGGTGGCCGCGGCGAAGCCTTTGATGTCCACCTTGCGGTCGATGCGCGCGAGCGTGTAGCCGGGCAGCGCGCCGTCCTCTGAATGTTGATCACAGGTTATCCACAGCCAATACAAAGCCCCGACCACGGCCGCCTCGGACTTCCCGACGGTGTCGCAGATCCTCGAGACGCGCGGGTCGTCCCACAAATTGCAGCGCATCTTGATCCAGTCGCCGGCCATTCACGTCTCCAGAATGTCGATGTTGTGCAGTGCCTTCATCAGGCGCTTCTTCAGCAGGTACTCGCGGGTGCGCATGCCCTTGACGTCCTCCACCACTTGGCGCCATTGGCCGTGCTCGTAGGACAGGTAGACGAAGTCCGCGACGTAGCTGCAGATCACGGCCTCGCCCACCTTCAGGACGTACTTCACCTGGCGGCGCAGTTCGCGGATGCGTTCGGCGCGCAGCAGGGTGGCCAGCTGGCGGGCGCGCTGTGCCTCGCGCCTCGAGTGGTAGACGACGCCGTCGAACTCGGTCCTGACGGCTCCGAACTTGTTGCCGCGCCGCATGCCGCGGATGACGGTGCCCAGCTGTGGCTTTGGCAGGCTCACCTGGCCATCCTCCTGGGCGGTTCCTTGTGCCGGGCTGCGTCGTCGTGCTGGGTGCAGCCGACGGGATCCGGCGACGCCCAGTGGCCGCACATGAGGCGGTGGTCTGGCGTCAGGCGCAGGTGGCGGCAGGTTTCGCAGCGCACCTCGCCGTGCTTGCGCAGGGTGATGCCGATGCCGCGCTTCACTTGCCGCCTTTCGCTGCGAACTGCGTGCAGTGGTGCGGTAGGCCGTGCGCGTACGTGCTGCCGTTCTTCGCCTCGCACACGTAGCCGCGGCGGTGGGCGCAGTCCGCGCAGTGCACGCGTGTGTCCGGCGGGAAGCGCGGATCGTCAGGCGCGGCGGTGGAGGTAGGCAGAGGCATGCGATCGACCTTCAGCCGATCCTTCGCCACACTCGGCATCCTTCCCTGCGCTCCTCCGTCGGCTCGGCCAGTCCCATCTTCATCAGCTCGGGCAGGCGGCGCGCGACGGCGACGTGGTCCAGGCCGGATCTCTTGGCGATCTCGTAGATGTTTCCCGGCGTTGCGAGCGCCGCATGGATGCGGTCGCGGTGGTGGTTGGCGAATGTGGTGGCCTTTCGCGCGGCGTCCTTGGAGGTGGACGGATCGCGGCGTCGGGCGGTCGGTGTCGGCAGGATCAGGGCTAGTTGCTGCATGGTGCCCCTCCCCTCACCACCTTCCAGTCGATGTCCGGCCGGATGTCCTCGACCGTGACCAGGCCGCGGGTAGCGCTTTCGATGGCGATGGCCGCCTCTGCGCTCGGCTGGCGCTCTCCGGCGAGCCAGAAAGCGACCGCCTGCGGGCTGACGCCCACGGCACGTGCGGTGGCGGCCTGACCACCCAGGATTTCGACGGCCCGTTGAACTTTGCTCATGCCGCGCAGTCTACAGTTGTAGAACGAGCCCGTCAACAATCGTATTTGCAGGGTAACCGTGCTACAACTACTGTTGAGTCATGGCCCTAGGGGCAAACATCAAGCGGTTGCGGTTGGAGCGCGGCTGGGACCAGCCGACGCTGTCCGAGAGGTCCGGCGTGGACGTCGGGACGATCTCGGCCCTGGAAGTGCGCGACAGCGAGCGCAGCAAGTACGCGCCGCAGCTGGCCACGGCGCTCGGCGTGTCGGTTGGCGAGCTGTACGGAACGGCCGGAGAGATCGGCAGCCCGCCGGCCGGGAGTGAGCACATGGCGCGCGTTCCCGTCGTAGGCGACGTCCAGGCAGGCGCTGACGGCTACCTCGAGGAGTACGGATACCCGGTAGGCCACGGCTCCCACTACGTCGTGCACCGGACCACCGACAGGAATGCCTACGGCGTCCGGGTGCGCGGCGACTCGATGCGGCCGAGGATCAAGCGCGGCGAGGTGATCGTGGTGGAACCCGCAAGGCCGTACGAGGCCGGCGACGACGTGATCGTGAAGCTGAAGGACGGCCGGAAGATGGTGAAGGAGTTCCTGTACCGTCGCGACGGCGAGATCACGCTGAAGTCCGTGAACCAGGACTTCCAGAACATCACGATTTCGGTTGAGGACGTCGAGGCCGTCCACGCCGTGGCGGCCATTTACCCGCGTGGCTCCGGCTTTGTGGAGGATGCCGACTGATGAAGACGATCGCACTGTGTGTCATCGCGGCGCTCGGCGTCGCACACGCGGCCGAGCCAATCACGATCAAAGGACTCGCGCCAGGCATCACGAAGGCGCAGATCGAGGAGCTGCACCCCGGAATGACTTCCAGGTGCAGGGATGTTCCCGGCGATCCGACGACGGACGAGGTGTGCGTGTCGATAGGATCGTCACGTGCAGACCTTCCGGCGCTGGCGACCTTCGCGGGAGTGCGGGCGAAGTATTACGCCGCGAACCTGCGGAACGGAACGGCGCACACCATTCTCGTCGCCGTCGAGTCCAGCGACTTTGCGTCTGTGGAGGCCGCGATCACGGAGCGATACGGGAAGCCTGTCGAGAGGAAGCTGTCGACGGTCAAGAACCGGATGGGAGCCGAGTTCGACCAGGTGCACACGACGTGGCGCCGCGACGACTCGGTGTTGATTGGCCGCAAGCGATCTTTCTCCGTCGACGAGGCGGGATTCCAACTCACCGCCGAAAGCGGGATCGAGGATCGCGAGAAGCGTCGCAAGGAAGGCGCCAAGGCGTCGGCGAAGGACATGTAGTCCTCTCCCTCGCTCGAAAAGACCCGCTTCGGCGGGCTTTTTTGTGCCCGGCAATCTGCAGCCGTAGACTGCAATTCCACGACAGTTGACAGGCTGACTCTACAAGAGTAGATTCGCTTCCGTCACCCCGACGGAGGCCCGATGAACCTAGACACCCTGCGCGACCAACGCGCACTGCGAATCAGCGAGGAGCAGCGCGAGCGGCACGAGTCAATCGGCCGGCCGCTGCCCGACGAAAGCCCGCTGTCCGACGACGAGGAGGAGGTGGCTGCGCGCTTGGCGCCGCAGCTGCCCATCACCGAGGACGACGCGCACCTGGTGATCAACGGCCGCCGGATCCCGATCACCTTGCGCGTCTACGGCGACCTGGTGCCGCGCTTCGCGGGCGACCGCGAGACGCCGGAGGAAGGCGCCGGCCTGGACATCACCAAGGTGACCATCGGCGCGCTGGGCACTGAGATCGACATCGCGGAGCTGCTGGACACGGACGACATTGGCGAGCTCGAGGCTTACGTGCTCGAGGCGATCGGGGAGGGAACGTGAGCGCCCTTGCCTACATGGTGAAGCGCTGGTGGCTGAAGCGGCAGCTGGCGCTGTGCCGCTACCGGCTGGCCGAACTCGACCGGATCGTCGAGCGCGAGCGGCACGCCGTGCTGTACCAAGAGCAGCACCTGAACGCCGCCCTGCGGGATCTGGAGGTGCGGCAGCACTTCAAGCGGCTGGCTCGGGGGCTGCAGTGAACTGGCGCGCGCTGCAGGACCGCAGGGACATGGCCGTGGCGCTCGGCACGCTGGCCGCCGGCCTGGTCGCGCTAGGCATGGCGCTGGGCGAGCGGCAGGAGAGGCTGCGGATCCGCGCGGAAGCGGAGTGCCCGGCGCCGGGCGCCTACCGCCGCGTGATGCACATCAACGGCAGCGACATCACCGTGCGCTGCTTCTATCGGGAGAAGTCGTGACCACCGTCACCATCCGCGCCTCGTCCATCAAGACGCTGCTGGACTGCCCGGCGCGCTTCGAGGCCACGCAGATCCGGGGCATGCGCATGCCGTCGAACGGCAAGGCGACGCTCGGCAAGGCCGTCCACGCCAGCACGGCCGTATTCGACCAGGCGAAGCTGGACGGCAACCCGCTGCTGGCGGACGAGGCCGCAGGCGCCCTTGTGGACGCGATCCACCGGCCAGACGAGGAGGTGCAGTGGGACGAGGACATGGCGCCCAGCGACGCCGAATCCATCGGCCTGGCGCTGCACCGAAAGTATTGCGACGTGATCGCCCCGGCGCAGGACTACGTGGCCGTCGAGGCCACCTGCGAGCGCCTCGAGATCACCGACCTCGGGATCGCGCTGACCGGCACCACGGATCGCATCCGGCGCGTCGGTGACGGGTACGGCATCGCCGACCTGAAGACCGGGAAGGCGGCCGTCAGGACGGACGGCAGCGTCGACGTGTCAAAGCACGTCGTGCAGCTGGGCGTGTACGAGCTGCTGGCCGAGAACGCCATCGGCATGCAGATGACGGCGCCCGCGCAGATCGTCGGCATGCAAACCGGAAAAACAGACAAGGCGCAGCGGGTGGGCACGGCCGACGTGCACACCGCGCGCGAGCTGCTGATCGGGACGCAGGACCAACCCGGCGTGCTCGAATACGCCGCCAAGCTGATTCACCAGGGACTGTTCTACGGGAACGCATCGTCGCCGATGTGCGACCCGAAGTATTGCCCCGCCTACAACCAGTGCCACTTTAGGAGGTAAACATGGCCGCCCAACCCCAAACCCTTGAGAACCTGCGGCAGGTAGCCGCCCAGCCCCGCGAGGCGAACATGCCGACCGTCCGCGCCGGCTTTTCCGACTTGGCCGGCTTCGAGCTGGCGCAGCGCGCCGCGAAGGCGCTGTCCATGTCGTCCCTGGTCCCGCAGAACTACCGCGGGAACCTGCCGGACTGCGTGGTGGCGCTGGAACTGGCGCAGCGCATCGGCGCATCGCCCCTGATGGTGATGCAGAACCTCTACGTGGTGCACGGCCGCCCGTCCTGGTCCGCGCAGTTCCTGGTGGCCGCCGTCAACCAGTGCGGCCGCTTCACGGCGCTGCAGTACGAATGGACCGGGAAGCCGAATACCGACGACTGGACCTGCCGCGCCTGGGCGAAGGACAAGTCAACCGGCGAGCGCGTCCAGGGACCGGCCGTCAGCATCAAGATGGCCAAGGACGAAGGCTGGTACTCCAAGAACGGATCGAAGTGGAAGACGATCCCCGAGCTGATGCTGATGTACCGGGCGGCCACGTTCTTCGCGCGCACCAACGCGCCGGAGCTGACGATGGGGCTGCAGACGGCCGAGGAAGTCCACGACACCTACGACGCGACGCGAGCGGCAGGCGGCGGCTTCGAGGTGTCCGATCTGAAGTCCGGCGGCACGGTGATCGACGAGGACACCGGCGAGGTGCGGGATCAGCCGGCCGGAGAGGCGGCGTAATGGCCGCCTACCAGCAGAAGCCGAACAGCGGCACGGTGTTCAAGGCGAAGTGCCGCAAGTCGGACTCCCACCCCAGCGGCGAGGGGTCCGGCGTGCTGCATTGTCCGAGCTGTCACAGCGAGGTCGAGTTCTGGATCTCCAGCTGGCGGAACACCACGAAGTCCGGCGAGCCGTACCAGAAGCTGTCCTTCAAGCCGAAAGGCGAGCGGCAGGAGAAGACGGCGGACACGCCGCCTGCCGAGCCGCAGAAGCCTACCGGGACGAAGTTCGACGACATCACCGGGGAAATTCACTTCTGACCATGACCGCCATCCTCATACTGATCCTCGGCTGGGCGGTGGCGGTCCTTTTCATCGTGGCCATCTTGATCGGCAGCGGGAGGAAGGATTGATGGACTCGCTCCTGGCATTCATCGGCAGGCCGCCGGCAAAACGTCCCAAGGGGCGCGCGGTGTCTGGTTACGCCGGAAAGCATTGTGAACAAACCGAACAATACACGCAGTCGGAGGACCAGCAAATGCCCAGGGGAATCTACGAACGCAAGCCGAGGAAGGCGAAACCCGCAGCGCCGGTGGTTGAAAGTGCAGCGAATGACTGCAAATCCGCGCCCGAAACTGCACCCGAAAACTGCAAGCGCAGCGCCTACTTTGTCGTGTGGGACGATGGCCGCGTGGAGATCCACGACGACAATGACAAGCTGATCATGCTCGCGCCGCACGAGGCCCGCCGCCTGGTTGAGTTCATCACGCGGCTCTGCGGCCAGTAAGAGGAGTGGCTGACATGAACGACCTTGTGAAGCGGCTGCGCGCTTGTTGCGAGTGCGAACAAGCTCCGTTAGGTCCATTACTCGGCAACGCCGCCGACCGCATCGAGGAACTAGAGGCGCAAGTCGCGGCGCTCAAGGCCGAGCTGGAAGTAGCAAAACTAGATTCGGATCGAATCGACAAGCTGGAGCAATCCGTATTGGACGGTTCCTACTTGAGCATCCTCAACGATGTTGTATACACGACGAAACGGATGCACGAAATATTCGGCCCCGGCCCATCGTTGAGAACCGTTATTGATTCGCTCGTCCCAGCCATGGACGCAGATACAAAAGCCGCCATCGACGCGGCGAGGCGCGGCGCCTAGCCATGTTCCTGACCGACCCCGAGCTGCAGGAGCTGACCGGCTACGTGCTGCCGGGCGCGCATGTATAGGCACGACGAAAACTTGTACGAGTCCATGTGGATCGCCACGCCTTGGCGAGACGAGAAGCTGCGCACGGAGCCGTGGCTGGAAAAGCACTTCGACGACTTCTTCCTGACGCAGTCGCAAATCTCGGCGATTGCCGTCCACCGAAAGCATGCGGACATAGGCGGCCAGGGGATCTACTTCCTGCTTCTCGGTGAACAGATCGTTTACGTCGGCATCTCGAACCAGATCAGCGCGAGGGTGATCATGCACATCCGGGACGGCGAGAAGACATTCGACAGGGTGGCGATCATCCAGGCGCCGGAGTTCATTGCCAAGTTCATGGAAGCGATTTATTACGAGATCCTGCGCCCGGAGCACAACGTGAGGCCGGAGCGGTTTTATGGCGAATCCCACCGCCTGCTGTCGATGGCAAGGAAGCGGCTGTGAACTGTCCCACCTGCGGACACGGCGAGAACCGCGTGCTGGCCACGCAAGGCGGCAGCGAGCGTGTGACCAGGCTGCGGCAGTGCTGCCAATGCGGGAAGCGCTGGAAGACGGCAGAGGCGCCGCTGGAAGTGCTGGAGCGCGCCGAGAGGGTGCTGTCCGCCGCGCGCCAGCTGCAGGTGCTGGCCGGCGAGGTATAGTCTCGCGTCATGGGCAGGGACAGAACCCGCAACAAGCGCTACCCGGTCGGCTGGAAGCTGGTCGCCGGGATCATATACTTCGTGCCCACGAACGCCGGGGACCGCGAGATCGTGCGCGCCATCAACGGCAAGTGTTCCATCCGCCTGGGCAGGACGCACGACGAGGCCGCCGAAACCTACGCCCGCCTGATCGTTAAGGCGCGCACCAGGCGCGACGACGTGGAGCCTGGAACGGTGGCGGAAATCGTGGACCGCGCCATCCGCGAGTACCTTCCGTCCGTCAAGGTGGACAAGACGCGCACGGAACGCAAGCGCCACCTCGAGGAACTGCGCAGGCTGTTCGGCCAGCGCCGCTACGCGCGCGACGTGTACGAGGCGTCCAGGGACCGCGTGTCCACTTTCCTGCGCGCCATGGACGTCCAGAAGCACATCCACGACTGCAGCGGCACGCGGCCGGTGGCTGTGAACCGCGAAGTGCGCACCTGGGAGATCGCCTTCCAGTGGGCGCGCGCGCCGTGGGGACTGACGGAATATAACCCGGCTTCCGGCCTGCAGATGAACGACGAGAAGCCGCGGCGCGTCCTGCCCGGCGATGCCGACATCTTCAAGCTGTACCGCCACCTGGACACGCCAGCGCGCTGGATGGTGGCGATGATCCGCTTCTACGGCCGGCGCAAGGTGGAGCTGCTCGGCCTGCACATGAGCGACGTGCAGGAGGACGGCATCCACTTCAGGCGCGGCAAGGATGCTGACGCGCGGCCGATCCTGGTGCTGTGGGACAGCAGGCTGCGCAAGATGCACGCGCGCCTGATGCGCTGGCGCGAGGAAGTGATCAGGCCGACGCGCGGGAAGCGCAAGGCACCCGCCGTCGTGTCCACCGCGCTGCTGCTGAATCGGCGCGGCGCCGCGTACACCGAAACCGGATTTAATTCGGCCAGGAAGCGCGCCATGGTAGCCGCCGGGATACAAGGCGCTTTTACCTTCCATGACATGCGGAAGTCCCGCGCGCAGACGCTGGACAGGGAAAAAGCGGTCACGGTACTGGCGCACGATGATCCGCGGACCACTGCTGCGGTGTACCGGCCAGGACCGATTATCGTGGACATGCGCGACGAGGCGGATCGCGGAATTCGGAAAAAGGTTTCCGAATTAGGAAAAAAGGCCACCCGGAGGCGGCCTTAAGTCTTTGATTTGTTGGTCGGGGCGAGAGGATTCGAACCTCCGACCCCCTGCACCCCATGCAGCGCCGCAACGTGCAGCATCAATTTGATTTTCCGCGCAATTCAGGGTGGCGCTTTTCCGAATTGTGCTGCCTGAAACGGCCAAAAAGCCCTAGCACTGGCGGGGCACCTGCCGGAATTCGGAAAACTTTTCAGTGCACCAGCACCGCCCGGACGTCCCTGACCAAGCGCGGCCGGTAGCAGCGCAGCTTGGCGATCATGTGCACACTCTGGCTGGACAGCACAACGTCGCGGTAAAGCGCCAGCAGCTGCACCACGCCGGCCGTCCTGCGGCGGCGCTTCACGGCTCCCAGTCCTGCTTCTCGTCCGGCCAGATCGGCGCGTCCCCGTCTCCGGTGCGGTAGCGGTCCTTCACGAAGGCGTTGGAGTCGGTGAGGCCGGCGTCCCGAGCGTAGCGGCGCAGCATCACCTGCCAGCCACAGGCCGGCGTGTAGTCCCGGTGCGCCGGATCCCACGGCTTGACGCCGTCTCCGCTGGCGGTCGGCTTGCGTTCCTGCACGGCCTCTGCGGCCGGAAGCCATGGATGCGCCTCGCCGCTCGGGTCGAGGATAGACGCGATCTTGCGCAGGACTGCCGCCATTTCCATATTGTTCATGGGGTCACCTCGAGTTGCTGTTTGATCCAGAGCTGGAGGGCGGCGAGCTGCTCGGCGTTGGTATGGCAGGCGTCGTAGTTCCCAGCAATGGTGCGGATGGCATCGGCTGCAGCGACCGGGGCTTCTGCATTAACTCTGCCGGCGGCGCCGGAAACGGATCCCTCGCAGCAGGACAGGTCGTGCAGCCTGCGGAAATACCCAGCCAGGTCAGGAGCACCAGGCGGGACGGATCGCTCAATCTCACGGATCACCTCCTCTCCATGTTGGTTCACCACGCGCACCCTGTCCCGGTACTGGACGACCACGCGCTCCGTCACCGCCCGCCGCTTGCCGGCGAGGACGGCGGCCAGCCTGTCCGCTTCCCTGATCTCGGCCTGCGCCGCCCCTTCCCGCGCGTCCCATCCGGCCTGTCTGCCCTTCCAGTAGGCCGCCCCGTAGCTACCCACCACCAGCAGTGCCACGATCAGCCAGCGGCCTATAGGGCCGCCTAGGAAGGTCAGAAAAGCAACCACACGAACCCCACGGCGGACGCTGCCCCGATTCCAACTCCGGCGAAAAAGCTGCGGTTCTCCGGCGTCAAGGCCGTCCAGGCGGCGACGAGGCCGTGCCGAATGTTCTCCCACGCCTCACGAATTGCCGTTCCCATGTTCCCTCCTGTCCGCGATGACCACTGGTCGAGTTGCGCGCGTCTGCATGTAGGAATTGATGGCGAGCGTCACCAGTCCCAAAGGCGCCGCGGCCGTGGCTGCGATTACGCCTGCCGCGCCGGTGAGATCCTTGCCGGCGGCCAGAGCCGTGCTGGCAAAGGCCTGCGACCAGACGAGCAGGTCCCACGCGAGCCATATCTGCGCGCCGATCAGGATCCGGCTGAACCAGCCGGCGTCAAGCTGCTTGGCGATCCGCGCCAGCAGATTCATCCGGGTATTCCCTCCAGGGAAGCTGGAAATGCGGCCCGTCCGGAAAACTGGTCCAGTCGCCGCCCCACTCCAGCGATATTGCGAGCGCCCTGGCGCTGGCCTTCATCTTGGCCGCGAGCTGGTGGTAGAGCGGCCAGTCCCAGCGCACCTCGTCGTCCAGCAGCACGGCCAGGTCGACGGCGTGTCCGGTCAGGTGGCGGCTTTTCATGGTCCTCGAGGCGCCCGCGCGCACCAGCTCGGCTTGGCGCATGAGGGTCCTCACGCCCTCTGTGACGATGAACGGCATGCCGCCGATCTCGGCGCAGCGCCGCACGACGGCAATCAGGTGCGGGTGGACGCCGCGCAGCCTGGCCTCGGAGCGCGCGTCGAGCTGGCTCATCTCACCGACCGCCCGTTGATGATGAGCTGGTCTAGCTTGGCGTTGATGCGGTCCAGGTCGGCCTTGATCTCAAGCCTCAGCCGATCGCGCTCGGTATCCTGGCGTGCCTCGTTTGCGAGCCGCTCCTGCCTGCCTACTACGAGAGTGCGCTCCACGTTCACGAGCCGCTCGTCAACTTTTGCCGCCCAGATGAGCGCAGGGATCCCCAGCAGCAGCAAACCGGCGATATCAGTGACGCTGACCTCGCGCGACAGGTGGAATCCAGATTTGTTCTGATTTTCTGCGGCCATTCGCAGACCCCTCAATGTCACGTAGCGTCAATGTCGGAAACACCGGCCTGCGCCGCGTTCAATGCCCTCGCCACTTCATACTTGCGCACATCGTTCTTCAGCAAAGCGATCAGGTGCTGCTTCACTTCCGCGGTAGTCGCGCCCCGCGGCGTCCCGTCCGCATTCTTCAATCGGTACAGGCTCCCAATCGCATCGGAAACGCGCTGCGCCGCACCGGGTGGTATGTCTATCGTGATCGTCGCCATCTTCTGTCCCGCCCATCACGTGATTGAAGTTGTAAAGCCCTTGTGCTCGCCACGCCAGCGCTCGATCCACGAAAAGTCCGCGTTAACCGCCCCGCTCGCGTTCGCTTTGTTCGTCAGCACAACGGAGACGTTGGTATTCACCGTCACCACCTGCGCGGTGTAGACCATCGTTCCGGTGCCCGGCGCCAGTATGTCGATGGCCGATCCGCCTGGTTCGCGTGCCAGTTGGAAGGCGCGGCCGGAACAGTTCACCGCGTAGTAGATCGAGTCCGTGTGCAGCCCAATGCTTTCGGCTTCCGAAGGTGACGAAGCGGTGACCAGCGTGGGGAATGCCACCGCAGTTCCTTCGGCAACCCCTGCAAATACGTCGCAGATGACGCAGTTCTCGTTCGGGGAACCATAGGCGGCAGGCGATCCGACCGCCGGCGTCGGCGAACCGACGCGCGAGCAAAAAGTGACCGCGACGGAACTGGTGATGTTCGTCGCATTCACCCACATGCCAGCCGTTATCCCAGTGGTATTGGTGCACGCAACGGTTTCAGAATCAGCCGTCGTCGTAACAGCACGGTTGGGGACGCCGCCAAGGTCCGCAACCGTCTGGTGAAGGTAAATGTCCTGCGTTCCCGCCAAGGCGCAACCCAAGGAATCCAGGAACGCATTGACGTCTGACACGGACATCGGATGATTGCGCAGGTCGATGCTGCCGACCTGCGTCCCGTGCAGCCGAAGCGACGACAGGCTGGGTGTTCCGGTGAACGCGCCGGCCCACGTGGAGCAGTAGCTTGCGCCGTTTACGATGATCGACTTCAGCCCCCAGCAGTCGTAGAACAAATCGCCGCCGTTGAATGTGTTCTGAAAGGTCACCTCGACCGTTTGCAGCGCGATGCAGCCCTGGAACATCCGGTTGGAGTAAGAGCCGCCATTGAAGACAAGGTGGGGGATGGTTTGTATTGACCTGCAGCCGTAGAACATGTCCGAGTTGATGACCGAATTGGTCATGTCGTACGCCGGCACCTCCTGCAGCGCCGTGCAGTCCCTGAACATGTTCGATGTGGTGCGCGCGTTCTTCGTCAGGATGTCTGGGCCGCGCGCCATGGCCGTGCACATCTGGAACATGTATTCCGTGGATGTGCTCGCGTTGTCCGCCAGCTCCGTGTCAAACCTCACGGATCGCAGGGACCGGCAGTACGCGAATGCCGAATAGCACGAGACCAGCGCGGATACGTTTGTGAACCGCACCTTCTCAAGCGAAAAGCAGTTGTAAAACGCCCGGTAGATCGTCGTGCACGCGCCGATGTCCCACGGCCCCACGGCGCGCAGCGCGTAGCAGTTCTGGAACGCATACGACATGTCGGTCACCGCCTGCGTGGCGATTTCCGGCGGATCGCGCAGCGAATAGCACGATTCGAACGCATAATTCATGCTAGTCAGCGTCGTGTTCGGCGCCATGTAGAAGCGCTTCAGCGCATAGCAGTACCTGCAGATAGATCCGATGTCAGTAATTTTTGACGTGTCGCCGACTATCGCCGCGGATTCCAGGGAGTAGCAGGACGAGAACATGCCGCCGATGGAAACAGAACTGGAGCTGTACAGATCGGACAGGACGATGTGGCGCAGCCCGTTGCACAGGTCGAAGCAGTACCCCATGTTTAGGATCACCGTCTGGTTGACGGAGATGTCCACGTGCTTCAACCCAACACACCAGTAAAACTGGGACGCCCAGTACGTGGCCGCGTTTTCACCCACGTAAACGGACTCCAGGTAGTGCATCCTTATCGCCGCGCCCTGGGTGAACGTGATGGTGGAAAGGTTCGAGGAGTTGATCTTGATCTCGAGCCACTTGTACGAGTGTCCGTCGGGTATTTCCGCCGTGTACCCGCCCCACCGCGACTGGAACGTGACGCCGGCAAAAGTGCCCATCTTCTGCGTGATGCTGACTATGGCCTGGCGGTATCCGCGCGAGCAGTACGTCGAGGCGTCGAGATCGTCGTACGCATAGGTGTGGTCAGCCCGCGCGTTGTCAGCGAACGTCTCCACCGTTCCATCGCCCCAATCCACCTCGTACGTCCCGCCGGCGGACATGTCGACGGTGACGGAAATGTAATTGGACGCATCGTCGTAGACGGCCACCAGGCCGGTGATCTTGTGGGTGCCGGCGGCCGGCGTTTCCAGCGGCAGCCAGTCCGCTGGGCGCACCCAGGCATCGGACAGCGGAATGTCATCCGCGGCGCCAAGCGTCCGTACGCGCCCGTACCCCTTCAGCGATAGGTTCCCAGCGCTCAAGCGGTTATCTCTGCGCCGAATGCGCTGAATGAAACGTCCGCGGTGGTGGCGCGCACGCTGATCACGTCCGTGGCACCCAGCGTGATGCCAAGCGTCAGCGTCACCGTGTCCCGCGGATTGATGTACGTGTCATACACCACGTAGCTCGCATCCGGCGCCGTGTGGTCCGAATCTGGCGATCCGACCGTCGCCCCGGCGATCCGCACCGCGATCCTGAACAGTGCCGCGGACCCCTTGTTGCAGATGACGATTGTCGACACCACCGCCTGCGTGGCTGCCGGGACGGTGTAAAGCGCGGTCAGCGTGTTGGCCGACGGCTCGCACTGTCCCAACACCTTGTACGTCGTCGCCATCCCTCACGCTCCCATCAAAAGGAAACTGCTGATCGTTTCGCCGCCACCTGGCCCCGTGCTCGGCGGCGGGTTACCTTCGTGGTAGACGTCGTACCCCCCCCACGTCAGGTCACCGTTGGGCTTGCCGACCAGATCCCAAATCGTCGACGAAGCCGGCGATCCGTACGGGCTGTTGGCCGTGATGACGAAATATCCGGGAAAGGTGGCGTGGGACTTCCCAAAGAATGCCGCGTAGGCACCGTGCGCCCCGGTGGTGTAGTCCAGCTGGCCGAAGGCGATGTAACCCGCGTCGTCCTTGTTCCCCACGATGACGATGGACTGGTTCCACTCCCGGCTTCCGAACAGGTGCGAGGCGTTCCAGGACTGCCCGTCAAAGGTCCACAGGTTGCCGTTCTGGTCCAGGTATTCCGCGCCGGCTGACGGGGAATCCGTGAAATCAATCGTCATCGAGCGCCCTCACGTGATGCTGACCCACTGCGAGCTGGACGGCGATCCGGGCTCGACGTAGTAGACGTATAGCTTCCCGTAGTCCGTGTCCCACCACAGCGATCCGCTCACTGCCACGGGCGGCGGGCTGGTGCTCATGTAGACCGGAGCCTGTGTCGTCCCGCCGTAGTTCACATTCGGCAGGATCGCCTTGGTGTCGCTTACCCCGGATCCCTGCAGGCCCAGCGTCGAGACGACGTAGACCGTCACCCGGTATTGGACGCCGAGCGTGACGTCAGGAGTCACGAAGTCCGTGCGGGTGGTGTACAGGTCGGAGTGCACGACGGCTGGGGATCCGACAGCCGCCGGCGACCCTTCCATCGTCTCCACCAGCACGCGGTACTGCGAGACGTACGGCCAGTCCGGGGGATTCCATGTCACGCGGATCGCGGCGTGCCAGGTGCCGCTGTGATACGTCTGGTTCTCGCTCAACACGATCCCGGACAGCGCCGGCACGTCTCCGGGATCCGGCAGCACGGAAAACCCGGTGTTAGCGGTGCTGTGCAGCTCGAGGTCGTAGGCGTCCTGGTCGTAGACCCGGAAGTGCACCGTCCAGCGGCCGTTGCCGTTGTCACGGACCTCCAGAACGCGCACGTCCTGCGCCGTCCACCCCCACGCGGCCTCCGTGATCGTGGCGCGATCTCCGGGAAGCACGCGGACACCATAGTCGAAGACGCTTATCTGCCCCTCGATGGGCTCCAGGTGGTAGTGGTTGTATCGTGTGGTAGCGAAGCGCCGAGCCATCGAATAGCTGCGAATGCCGGGAAGCTCGATTCGCGCCTTCGTGTCGCCAGTCCCGACGGATACGTAATTGGTGAAGTTCCTGGATCCGGCGCCGGGACTGTACGGAAGCGTCGTCGCCTGGGTGTAGGCAACCTCGACGACATTCGGCACCTCACGGATGCCCCTTGTCGTGAGGCGAGGCGCCGGTTCCTGCGCAATGTTCGAGGACGTGAAAGCGTGGTCGACCGAGACCGAGATCTCGTCAACGATGATCTTTACGAAGTCTCCGTGGTCCTGCACCCATCCAGGCATGTAACCGCGCAGGATGTCGATCCACTCCTCGACCGGCTTCTTTTCGGTGAGCACCAGTGTCATCTGGCTGGACTTCTCCAGCATCAGCGGAGAACCGAAGATGACGAGGGTGTCGCAAGCTGCCGCCGCGCTCACCAGGGAGACTTGCTCGACGGTTCGCGAGCAGTACGAGTAGAGAAAGTCGCCCAGGATCAGCGCAGGATTGTCCGTCCAGATCCACGTGGACGGGTCGGAAAGCAGGCAGCCGCCGGATCCGGCATAGGAAGGATCTGCCCGCGGATCGTAGACTTTCTTGCCCTTGATCTTGGCCGTGACTCGCGGGAAGCCAGTCACCCACTGTCTTCCGCCTTCTGGCGTTCCGCCGCCAGGGCTGACGATCACGACGGAGTAGGCGAAGCCCTCGAGCGTTTCAGTCCATCCGAACGTCGAGGCCAGCCAAGGATCGACGGTTGTTTGACTGCCGTCGTAAGTCCGCGCCAAAGTGCCGGACGTGAGTCCGGCAGTCGCGTAGGTTGGGTCGTACACCGGAACGTCGTTGATCTCGAGGTCGGCCACGTCAATCTGCGCCACTGGCCCCTCGCAATACACGTTCACGACATACAGCAGGTTGCTGTTGACGCCGACCCAGTACAGCAGGCCGCCCATGCGCTCCGGCCCGCCATAGAGGATCGGGATGATCGCGTCACGCCCGGCCGCCTGGATCTGGACGGTATTAGGCCCACTGCTGCCGCCGGTCAAAGCAGGCGGAAGCTGCCCGCTCGGGTCCCGGATCGTCGTGATCGGGACGACGCGGAACCCAGGCAAGCGGTTCGATACCCCGTAGATCGGCCGCGTGAGGTTAGTGCCAGCGCCTGCAAGTGGATTCGATGGAGGTGTCTTCCATGGCATGGGTCACACCTCGTACAGCTCGACGTCCGCGCTCCACAGGTTCCCTTCCTGTGACCAGCGGATGGCGTTAGGCCCGAACACGCACGTGATTCCCGTTTCGCTCGTCGGCGCCCAGTCAAGCGTCAGCGTGGTGAGGCGCTTGGAGTTGTAGAGGCTAACGACGGCGTCCCGGCGCGTCGGCGTCAGGCCGCGCAGCGCGATGTTGAACACACGCTTGACGCCCGCCTGCAGCCTGCGAACCTTGACGGCACCGCTGCGCGCGCGCGAGATCAGCGTCTCGTCGACGTACTCGACGGACGAGCTGGCGTGCGGATCCTCCACCCAGTCAGCCAATGTTGTCCTCCCCGCCGATCACATACACCTCGCCTCCCCATGAAATCTTTGTCCCGATGGGTGTGGCGTTGTTGAACCCGCTGGACGCATCGCAGCGCTTCCGCGGCGCATAGGAATAGCGTGACGCGCGCGGGATCAGCTTGATGCGCACCCTGTCCAGGCCGATTTCCGTCCCGTCGCTCACCATGTCGGCCAGCTGCGGCGCATCGCTCGGACTTCCCACCTCGCGCGCGATCTGCCACACGCGCACGGACGTGTCGAAGGACACATTGTTCAGCACCCGCTGCACTATGGCGCTGTCCAGGTTCTGGACGTCCAGCGTCATGCCGCCGACGCCGAGGCCTTCCATCACCGCTTGGAATCCCTGCACGGCCATGTCCATATCCGTCCAGGTGTACCCAGCGTACGTCTGGTTTCCCAGGTCGCACCAGCGCAGGATTTCCGTCGGCGAGCCGCCGAAGTCGATCTCCACCAGGTAGCCGACGGACGTCACCGTCTGCGCGATCGCGGTATTGAAAGCGGTGGTTGTGGTGCGGCTCATGCGCCGGCCCCGGAGTCGGTGACAATCAGGTTTCCGTATTGGTCGACCAGGATGCTGACCTTGACGCCGCGGTCAACGGCCGCCGCGAACGTCCCGGCTGCCTTGTCCTGCGTGCCGGCGGCGGTGACGAACTTGTCGGCAGCGGCGTCCATCTTGTCGCCCACCACCGCCAGCACGTCGTTGGTATCCGTCACCACGCCGTCGATCAAGGCGCCGATGTGCGTGCTGATCATGTCGCGCGCGGTGGCCAGGCGCCGGCCCCAGTCGCCGCCTTCCGCCGCCTGCTGCTCTGGTGAAAGCAGCGACCAGGCGTTGTTCCAGGCGGTGGTGAACTGGCCCAGCAGGCGCTCGATCTCTGCCGGGTCGCTGGACGCCATCATCTGCGCGAAGAGGTCGTTCGCGCGCGTCTGCCAGTATTCGAACGTCTGCTGCGGGTCCATGCCGGAGAGCGCCGTCTGCTCGATCATTCCGTCGATGGTGTCGATGGCCGTGCGCTTGAGCGCCTCCAGCGTCAAGACCAGCTGCGCGGCCGCCTGACGGAAAGCGGCTGTGCCCTGCGTGAGGCGCTGCAGGTCCTCGGTCGTCATGTCCGTATTGCTGGCCAGATCCAGGAGCGCCTCGCCCTGCTCCCGCAGCAGCGTCATGGCGTCCTTGGACGCCGCCTCGATGATCCCGCCGGCCGTGAACGGCTCGGTGATCACCGTCATCAAGTCGCCGAACGCCGTGGCCAGTTCGATGATCTTGGTGATCTCATCCTCGGTGCCGGTGGCCGCGCTGACGGTGGTCAGGATCCGCGCGATGCCCTCCGGCAAGGCCGAGGCCTGCAGGCCGGCCAGGAGCATCCGCTTCATGGTGAGCGAGAAGGCGCGCTGCAGGTCCTCGTCGTCACGCCCGGCCTCCATCATGGACTGGAACACCTGCATGCCGTCCCGGTAGATGGCGCCCATCACCCGGTTGGCGGCGCTTCCCCGCGGGTCCTGGTCGGTGCCGAAGCCGAACTGCATGGCGCCGCTCGTCCCGCCCAGGCGGTCCAGCGTCGAGAAGAACGTCCCGACGAAGCTGTCCGTCAGCGTGCGCATCGCCGAGTCCTGGTCGGACGGCGTGAAGAAGCGGCCGTTGTCGGTGCCTGGCACGGCCGCCGTGGACATGAAGCCGCCGGCCGCGTCATACGTGCCGAAGAAGCTGCCGCCCGGCTTCGGGCCGCCCTCGCGGCTGCGAATGATTAGCACGGCGGCCACGGCGGCCGCCACGATCCAGGTGACCGGGTTGGCGGCCAAGGCGCCCAGTTGCGACCCGAAGGATGCGATGCCGGGATTGGCAAGCACCATCGGCGTGCTGGTGCCGCCAAATCCGGCCATGAAGCCGGTGCCGAAGTTGGACGCCATGGCGCCGACGGAAGACATGCCGATCGCGTTTGCAGCCCATCCGGCCATCGTGCCGTTGCCGGTGCTCCCCGCCATGGCATCGAGCGCCGTGTTCCCGGTGAGCGACGCGCCGAGCTGCAGCACCCAGCGCTTTGCGAACACCGCGACAAGCTCGGCCAGGAACTGCTTCAGCATGTCCTTCAAGCGGTCGAAGGCCGACCTGCCGTTCATCACCAGGTCGGAAAAGAAGCGCCCGGCGACGTCGCCGATCTGGTTCCAGACGGAGGCCTGCTCGCGCATGGCCTCCATGGCCTGCACGCTGGCGTAGATGCGGTCAGCCAGCTTCTGCATGCTTTCCGCGGCGACGTCAGCGCCGGAGGCCTGCAGCTTCAGCAGCGCGATCGTGCGCGCCCGCTCCGCGTTGGACATGCCCATCGTGCGCAGCTCGAACTCCATCGCCTCGGCGTCCAGGCGCACGCCCTTGATGATGTCCTCCGTGGCCTGCAGCCTTTTCTGGTCGATGTCGAGCGCCTCGTCGAACGCCTTGTTGCTCATCTCGGCCATCTTGATCGAGTGCGCGATCATGGCGTCCACGTGGGCTCTGGCGTCGCCGTAGTCCTTCAGCGCCTTGGTCGCCTTTTCGGTGGCGTTGGCGCTGGCTAGGGTGGACTTGATGCCGGACTCCATCCCCTTGTCCGCGCCGGGAGCCTGCGAGGCTGCCAGCGCGCGCTTCATGCGCATCTGCAGCAGGTGCTTCTCCTGCTCGATCAGCAGCTTCGTGTGCGCGATTTCATCGTCCAGGCGCTTGATGTTTTCCTTCGCGTAGTCGCTCGTCCCGCCCTCGAACCCCTCCCGCTGCGATTGCGCCGTGGCCAGGTTCACCTGCAGCTTCTTCAGGGTGGACATGTCCAGCCCGGCAAGCTCCGACATCACCCCGCCGATGCCGACCAGCACCGCCTGCAGTACGCCGCCCTCGGCTGCCGCATCCTTCATGGCCTTCGTGATCCGCACCATGGCCTCGCCGCCCTGCTGCATCAGGACGTTGACCATGGACTTGGTCGACATCTTCACCAGCTTCAGGTTGTCGTTCAGCTGCTGCGCCGCGGCGGCGGCATCGCTGGTCACGACGAGGCCGAACTTCTTCGCCTGTTCCGACGCCTTCGCCAACCCGGCCGACCCCTCGTTCAGCATCGGGATCATGTCCATGCCGGCCTTGCCGAACAGCTCCACCGCCAGCGTCGCCTTCGTGGGACCGTCCGGCAGTTTCTGGAAGGCGTCCGCAATCTTTGCCAGCGCCGGGCCGGTCCCGGCAGCCAGGTCTACGCCAAGCGCCTTCATCAGCTTGGCGGCCTTCGAGGTCGAGTCCTCGCCCTCGACCATCGTCTTTGAAAGCTGCTTGACGCCCTTGGACACCGCCTCGAGGCTCGTGTCGGAAAGCTCGGCGGCGACGCGCAGCTCGGACAGCGCCTCGACCGTGATGCCGGTCTTCTGCGCCATCTTCCCCAGGCTGTCCTGCATGGCGATGGTGTCGGCCACAAACTTGGTGACCATGCCCACGGACAGGATGCCGGCCAAGTCGGCACCCAGCGAGGTGAAGTCCTTCTTGATCGCCCGCGCGGTCTTCTGCGCTTGGTCGCCCATCTTCGTCATGCCGCCGACAAACTTCCCGATGTCTGCGCCGACTTCGACCAGCAGGCTCGCCATCGTCGCCATCTGCTACCCCTTCGCCGCCTTGCCGTCCAGCCACTTGCGCAGCTGGAGCACTTTCGCCTTTTCCTTCGCCTTGCGCCTTTGCGCGGCCATCGGGTCGTACAACATCAAGTCATCGAGTTCCAGCTTCTTGCCGTTCGCCCCGGCGACGATCGCGCCCAGCAGCGCCGTCCTCCGGTCCTCGCGCCAATCCCCCCATGGATCCAGCGCGTAGTACGCCCGCCACTCGGCGAGCTGCTTGGACGTGATCTGTGCCAGCAGCACGTCCGGGTGCGGGTAGCCCAGCGCGAGGCACAGCCGGAACGCGAACAGCCGCTCCGGACGCGCGGCTATTTTCCCTCGAGCTCCTCAACGTCCTTGTCCGTGAACCCGGAAAGCTCGCGCGCGGCCTCGAAGACTCGGTTGAGCGCCCTCGCAGACTTCCGCCCGAGCGCCTCGACGTCCTTGTCCGTGAAGAGGCTCGACTTGCCGTCCTCGCCGACGATCGTCATCGCGCACATGCGCGCGCGCAGGTTCATCAGCTTGTCGCCGCGGCTCTCGTTCGCCTCGGTGATCATGGACGCCTCGAACTTGTCGCGCTCCGCGCCGGTCAAGGCGCGGACCTTGACAGTGCCGCCCCACTCGGGGACTTCCACGTCCTTGGTCGGAAGGTCGAGCGCGGCCAGGATCAGGTCGCGGGTAAGAAATGCAGCCATTGTCAGACTCCTCTGAAGTTGAAGGGTTACGGCAGGTCCTTGCGCACCGCGCCGGTGATCTCGAGCGTGACCGAGACCTTCAGCGCCTGATCGACGCCGGCCGTCACCGCGAACCCGGTAACGTAGGCGCTGAAATAGAACACCGTCGCCGGCGCGGTGTCGGTGAACGTGATCTTGAACGCCAGCAGCTCCTTGGCCGCGCGCGCGGAGCGCAGGCGATCGTGGACGGCGTTGTCGGGCAGGTAGTTGCAGTCAAGCGTCACCTGTCCCTCGTCCATCAGGCCCATGGTCTTCTCCTTGGCCGTGCTGGAAAGGTCGGTGACGTCGATGATGGTGGCGCTGCCGCTAGGCCCGTTGATGCTGCTGACCTCGGTGATCTGCGCCCACGAGGTAGGCGAACCCTCGGAAAGGTGGATGGTGCAGCCTTGGCTGCTCAATGCTGAAGTGCTCATGATTTCTTCCCCCCTGTTAGGACTTGGTGACGGCGCCGGTGATCTCGATGGTCACCGAGGCCTTGAGCGCCTGGTCCACCCCGGCGGTGACGGCGAAGCCGGTCACGTAGCCGTTGAAGCGGAACCAGCTGGCTGGCGCCGTGTCCGTGAACGTGATCACGAAGGACTTCAGCGTCTTGTTCGCGCGTGCCGTCCGCAGCGTTTCGTGGACGGCGTTGTCGGGCAGGTAGTTGATGTCCAAGGTCACCTGTCCCTCGTCCATCAGGCCCATGGTCTTCTCCTTGGCCGTGCTGGACAGGTCCGTCACGTCGATGATCGTCGCCGATCCGCTCGGCCCGTTGATGCTCGAGACTTCCGGGATGGTGGTCGGGTCGTCCGGGGAACCAGCACCGACGGCAATGGTGACCCCTTGGCTGCTCAATGCAGAGGTGCTCATTTAATTCTCCTCAAGTGTGACCCGTCGGGGCCGGTGGTTTAGATCCATAGCGCGAAGTCCTGCGACACGGTGTAGATGCGCTGCTCCACATCGAATTGATTGGTGCGGTCCTGCTGCAGCCCGCGGAAGGTGCCGAAGTTGCCGAACAGCGCAGCGGACGCGGCGTCCGCCATGGCGATGGCCACCGGCAGCGTCAGCGCGTGGCAGTCCACCTGCACCAGCGCCCGCATCAGGTTGCTGGTCCCGTCCAGGCACTTCACCGGCTCCGTCATCACCAGCTCGTACGTCACCAGCGGGAACAGGGTCTCCTGCGGCGCCGATTCCGGGTAGATGCGCCAGGTGGACGGGCTGCCGGTGTCTTCCGTATAGGCGCGCAGCGCGGCACTCCCTGTCAACGCGGCGTAGGTGACGGATTCGGCGCTCATGTCCGCTGCCTCATTTCATGGACGACATGGACGCGCGCGTGTTCCTGCGCTGCTTCGCATGCAGTCGTTTCACCACGGACTCGAATCGCGGGACGAACGCACGACGGTATCCGTCGATGTGTTCCCCGATGTGCTCGGCCAGCGCCCGCTCGATGAAGTGCTTGCCCTCGTGAAAATTCCCGGACCTGTCGTGATACCCCCACTCCATGAACCGCCAGTAGTACGGATCATTAGCGCCCTTGGCCACGGCGGCACGCTCTCCCGGCAGGTATCCCTCCGCGCGGCCCATCACGCGCGTCAGCTTGCGCGCCGTCTTCACCCGCAGCCCAGCGCCCTGCATCCACGGCAGGTTCCCGCGCTTCATCACCAGCTTGATGTTCCGGCGAAGCGCCCCGGAACGGTACGGCGAATTGGACAGCGCGTACCCCAGCATGATCTGCGCCGTGTCCTTCACGCTCTGCTTGTTCACCTTCATCTTCACTTCGTCAGGAAGGTCACGAAGAAGAAGCTGGCGAATTTCGTCGAACCCGTGCAGCTTGATGTCCACCTCGATCACGTCGGCCTCCGCGTGGTGGCCAGCACCTCGAGGGTTCGCTTGCGGCCATCGATGTCCCGCACCTGGTACGGGTAGTAGTCGGCGCTGCGGTAGGTGATCTTCGAAGTCTGCGAAAGGGTCGAGTCGTAGCGCAGCACGAACTTCATGGTGGATTCCTCCACCGTCCCCTGCCCCGCCAGGCGCTCCCGCGCGCTGACCATGTCCACCGCGGCGGATCGCGTGCGGCTGTTCCCCCAGGACTCGCTGATCCCGCCCAGGTTGTCGCGCACGCGCACCAGGTCGTACAGCGTCACGCGGTGGCGCAGGCTACCCGAACGCATACGCCCTCCACTCGTCGGCGAACGGGTAGTCCTCGTAGCCGTTCATGTCCGGGGTGCCCAGCGTGTAGTGCACCGCCTTGGGGTAGAGGATCGGGTCGTTCACTCCGGCCAGCCAGTTCCACTCAATCGGCAACGCCCCGATCCGGTCGTCATCCCGGATCCAGGCGAACTGGTGCAGCTCCGCGCCCTTCATGGCGTTCGCGTCGATGATCGAAAACGCCTGCACTTCCGGCGCGTCGCAGTTCACCAGGAACAGGCTGGACCAGTTCTTCCGCGCGTAGGTGGTTTGCACCTGCCCGTCCATCTTCACCTTCTCGGTCGGCTGCTGGTCGTGCTTCATGCACATCACCGCGTATCGGTCATCGGCCAGTTCGAACAGCTCGTCCACGTCCGCCCGGAACATGAAGTCCGCGTCGCAGAACATCGCCCAGCCCTTCCGCTGCAGGATCGGGACGAAGAAGCGCGCCAGGCTGAACTCGGTGGCCATCGGCGCGTCGCTCAAGTTGTCCCACAGCACGCCATCCCGCCGTGACGTCGGCCGGTAGTAGGCAGGCCCCAGCGTGCGGCTGCTGATCGGGTTGATCAGCGGCCGGCAGCGCTTCGCGTTGTCGGTGATCGATTGGCAGGCCACGCGGTACGCCGTCAGCTCCCGCGCGTCGTGGCCGATAAAGATGTTCCGGTCGTGCCTCATTCGAAAAGGTGCACCTTCAGCTGGTCCAGAAGACCGTCCACGAAGTCCCGCGGCATGGCGGTCAGCATCGTCCCCGTCACCACCGCTTCCCGGTGCTCGTACAGCTGCGCCACGCGCACCAGGATCCATTGGCGTACCAGCTCCGGGACGCCGTTGGCCGGGTCCTCCCCCGACGGCGATCCGATCTCCGCGTACCCCGCCTGGAAGCGCACCTGCACGGCGTTGTAGTCGCCACTTCGCGTGGCCGGCCACGTGGCGCCATAGGCCGGCTTCACCAGCCCCGGCGCGCGGTAGGTGTCCACCTGGTAATCGGCGGCGGCCACCGTCTGAAGCGCCCCCGCGGTGTCGATGTACTTGACGCTTTCGACGGCGATCAGCGGCGGACGCGGCACCTCGATCTCGCCACCGGCCGGGAACGCCGGCAGCGTTAGCTCAAACGTGCGCGCGACGAACGCCCGCCCGGTGTAGGCCTCGGCGTACTGACGCGCCCCCTTGATCAAGGCCTGGATCAAGGTGTCCTGGTCGGTGCCGTCCTCGCGCAGGTGCAGGTTCGCCTCGGCGAGCGATACCGGCTCGACGGAAGGCGCGGTGATCTCGCGGATGGTCATGCCCAGCTCATGATGAAGTCGCCGCCGAGCTCCTTGTGCAGCTTGGCGCCGAGCGACTGCAGGTAGGAAACGGCATCCGTGCGGCCCAGGCCGAAACTCTCTGCCCGTCCGGGCTTCTGCTCCACGATGATCGCCGGCTTGCAGCGCTTCAGCGTCTCCTCGGCCCCGCGCAGCACGTGCAGCTCGTACCCCTCGCAGTCCAGCTTCATAAAGTCCACGTTCTGCATGCCGTAGTCGTCCAGTCGGCGCATCTGCGCGGCCTCGCCGGCGTCAGCCACGTGCGTGCCGCCCGTTGATCCACGTGGAGCGTCCATATGCACAGTCTGCTCGGACTCCCCCAGCGCCTCCGGGTACAGCGTGACGTTCGGGTGCAGGACGTTCATGCGGAAGCACTCCCGGTGCACCTCCAGCGGCTCGAAAGCCATCACGGCCCCGAAGCGCTTGGCCAGGTGCGCCGACCACAGGCCGACGTGGCCGCCGACGTCCACGGCGACGCGCCAGTTCTGCACGTGCTTCATCGCCGCCGTCAGCTTGTGGTACTGGTAGGTCAATCGGCCGTCCATGGGTTCGTTGCGCTTCACCATCCACTCGATCATGTGAATCTCGTGATCGGGGAACCACCAACCAGTTTCGGGGAAAAATTTCACGTTCTTCACAAAAGATTCTCCAGTTCGCGCAGGACCGCCTCCGGGCGGATTGCGTGCATGGCGGTGTGGCAGTGCAGGCACGGCGTGCGGTAGCCGCAACCCAGGGGGTACTCGGCGGTTTCGACGAACAGGTTTCGCTGGCTGGCGTAGCCGGTGACGGCCGGGGAGATGTAGCCGCCGAAGATCACCACCGCCGGGATGCCCAGCGCCGCGGCGGCGTGGTGAAGCCCACCCTCGTGCAGGACGGCGGCCCTGGCGTGAGAGAGCGCCCCGCAGGCCTCCCGGAATCCGGGCGTCCGCATGAACGGCACGCCGTTGAGGCGCGGCTCGGTCCCCTCCCCGATCTGCAGCCATCGCACGTGCGGCGCCAGGTTTACCAGCCGCTGCCAGCTCTCCCGCGGCCAGAGCTTGTTGGGGCTCGCCTTGGCCTTGATCCACGGATTGATCAGCACCATCCCCCTGGCGGCCTCGCCGAAGCGCATCTCCTCGTGCGTGAGGACCAGCTCGGCCGGTTCCGGCCCGTACGGCAGCCAGTCCCACTTGAGGATAGTCTTCAGCGCCACGTACGGCCGCGTGCCTGGCGCGTCCTCGATCTCGGCGTCGTATGGCTCCAGCGGCCGCGCGATCCTGCTGTTCCCCTCCCATATCGGGTGCCAGCGGTGCAGGTTGTCCTTGCGCGGATCCCGGATCGCCACCTTCCAGCCGGCAGGCCTTCCGGCCGCCAGCCGCCTTGCACGCCCGGCCGCCATCAGTTCGTCGCCGATACCCATGGCTACGGCGTGAAGACGAGAAAATGCCGCCGGCCGTTGGCTGCCCGGAAGAAGCGGTCCACCCACCACTTCTGCGGCTGGACGGTCAGGTGCAGGTTTCGCGTGCGCGTGTCCGGGTCGAAGAACTTCTTCGCCGGGCGGCAGCAGACGGAGGCCCACAGGAAGCGCTCGGCGTAGTCGAAGAGCTCCGCAATGACGTTGTCGACCAGTTCCTCCGGCACGTGCTCGAGGACGTCCGAGCAGATCACGCCGTCGAACCTCCCCTGCGGCTTCGTGTCCAGCCCCGCAACGCCGGGATCGTAAAGGGTCGGCATGGGCACGCCCCATCTTTTGTGCAGCTGCTGCTCGGTGTACTGGTGCCCGAGTCCGCAGCCGTAGTCCAGCAGGCGGACGGAGCCGGTTGCGCGGATCAGGCCGTGGATCTCCCGGTCGTGGTTGATCACCGACAGCCCCCTGAACTGCGTCCCGAGCGAGCTTTTAGACTGATACCAGGCCGCCACATCCGGATCCACCGTCTCGCGTTCGATCATCTCCATGCCTCCGCGACCCAGCCGCCCACCTCGTGCGGCTTCGGCTGCCCGTGAAATGCCACCACGCTGCAGTCGGCCGGCGGACGATCCTTGCAGTGATAGCGGTAGGACCTGCACAGGTGCGCCGGCAGCGGCGCCCACCCGCCCAGGTGCGTCATCCAGTCCTGGTCCCCGGCGAACCACTCCGACACCATCGGCGAGAAGCGGCGGAAGATGTCCTCGTGGTCTCCGGCGTCCCACACCATGGTTCCGGAGCCGTAGACGTGCTTCTTCCAGCCCCAGTCCTTGAGGTAGACGATGCCGGGACTGATGGCGAGCTCGTCGAGCTGCCCGACGATCACGCTGTCCAGGTCCAGGTACAGGACGCGGCCCGTGAAGCGCCCCGGCCGGAAGAGCTCGATCTTGTTCCACCACCCCTGCAGCTCGCCCTCCGGCCGGACGCACACGAACTCGTGCGACAGTTGCAGCCACCGCCCGACGCCGGCCCGCAGCTTCTCGACGTACTCCTCGCCCCGGCCGAGGTAGTTGCCCCACTCCACGCAGGCCACCGTGAGGCTCAACGCACGCGCCTCCAGTATTGGACGCCCTCGTGGTGCTTCTCGGATCCCTCCACCGTTTGATCGAGATCAAACCCTTCCGACTTCAGCACGGCCGGGACGTTGACGGCAATCTTCGTGTCCCGCTTGCTCACCATGTGGTCGCTCTCATACTTCCGGCCGGTGCGGATCAGGAGCAGCTCGGCGGCGCTGCGCGCGCACCACTTGAGCGCCCGCTTCATGTCCCGGATCTTGTGGATCACCGCCAGCGCGCAGACGATGTCGTAGCCACGCGCCGGCTCCGACTGGACCACCTCCTGCAAGTTCGCCACCTCGAAGGTGCAGTTCAGTCCGGCGGCGAGCTGCCGCGCGACCGCCACATGCTCCCGGACCAGCTCGAGGCCGTGCACCTCGCGCGCGCCGCGCCTGGCGAACTCGTGCGCGAGAAGGCCCTCCGCGCAACCGAGGTCCAGCACGGACTTCCCGGCGCAGGTGGCGAAGGCCGGCTCCAGCCCGGCCGCCTGGTCCCCGAACGTGCGGTCCCCCGTCTGCAGCCCCGGAATGATGAACCAACCGTGCCTCATGCTTCCCCCTCGAATAGTCGGTTTGCGAAGCCCTGACGGACCTCGTCCAGCGTCCATTGGTTGTCGGCCAGCACCCCGGCCCAGCGCTCGCGGTCGTCCGGGTAGTGCGGGTCCTCGATCGCGGCCAGGTCGTCCCGCCCCATGGACTGCGCGGCGCACGGCCCCAGGCAGAAGACCGGGATCCCGTCCATCAGCGCGCCGGTGGCGGCGTTCGACATGTAGGTGACCAGCGCGTGGGCGCTTACCAAGTCCTCGGACAGTGTGTGCTGCCGTGCCGCGCGTTTCTCCCGGACCACGATCGGCCGGTCGGTGTGCCGGCGCAGCTCGGATAGCGTCATCCGCAGCCATTCGTCGCTGCGGAACCGGCCGACGGACTCGGCGAACACGTCCCCCGGCGGACACACGACGATGTGCCGACCACCGCGCTTCCAGGGCGAAAAGGCGAGGCCCAGCGCCCGCCAGCGCTTGCCGTCGCTGTATCCCCGGCCGGCGTGCTGGTAGCGGTCGCGCGTCAGGCGGAAGAAGCCGGTGTAGTCCATGTCGTACGAGGCCTTGAAGTAGCCGCGGTCGGCGTACACCCACGGCCGGCGCTCGTACTGCGCCCGGCGAAGCGTCGGCAGCAGCCCCCGCAGGTAGCCGTACATGGCCACGCCGCCCTCCTGCAGCGGCGCGGGCGGCGCCACCGGATACCCGGTGCCGGCGGCCAGCGCCTGGCACACCTCAACCGAATGTCGATGGCCGGTCGAGTAGATGGTGAAACGGTTCTCCACTCTCGATCTCCTCTACCGACCACTGCGCCCAGGCAAGCCGCTGGAACGCCGGCATCCTGTCCGGCAGATCCGGGTTGTCGATGTTCTTGATGCTGGGAATGGCGGCCCCCTTGGCCACCCACCACGGCGCCTCGCAGAAAACCGGGATCCCCTCGATCAAGGCCTCGCAGCCCACGCTCGAGCTCCAGATCACCACCGCCCAGGCGCCGACGAGGTCCTCGATCAGCGGCTTTTTCGGCGGCCCGTTACCGGGATGCGGCCGCACGCGGATCGGGCGCTGCGTCACCCGCCGCAGGCGCGTAACCACGTCGCGTTCCCAATTCGGCGGCATGATGAAGCCCGGCATGCCGAAGCTGCGGTTGGGCGCGACCAGGATGTGTTCGCCGTCGGTGCGCCAGGCCTTGAGCGCGATGCCGAGGCTTTCCCAGCGCTCCGGCCCGCCGTGCGGCCACGCCCCGCTGCCGTTGTGGCCGCCGTTGGCCAGCGCGTAGCGGCGCCTATCCGCGCGATCCACGCCCACGTAGGCGTTCTCGGCCACGATCACCTGGCCGCCGGCCTTCTGCACCTGGCTGGCCACGTCGTGGTAGTGCCCGTAACGGTTCCAGATCACCAGCGCGTCGTCCGGCTCCACGTTCGGCGAAGGCGGCCGCAGCTGCACGTCGAAGCCGCAGGCGCGAAGGCCGCGCACGAACGCCTCCCGGCGGTACACCGGCGACTCGCGGATCATGCAGAAGGCGCGCTTCACGCCAGCGCCTCCTCGATCGTCACCCGCGGGAAGCACTTGAGCGCCGTCTCGCGGCTGGCGTTGACGATGTCCAGCCCAAGGCGCGATATGGCCTCGAAGTTCCGCGCGTACATCCGATACCAGGCCCCAGGCACCGGCACCGGATGGTCGCCGTGCCAGTGGCTCTTGCCCCCGGTGTACTGCATGTCGTAGCCCAGCAGGACGATCCGCGCGGCACCCGCAAGGGTCGCGATGTTTATCGCCTGGTATCCGCCGTTCTGCCCGGTGTGGATGCGGTCAGGCTGCGTCGAGAGGCCGTCCCGGCCGCCGTTGCGAAGCATGTGCACGTCGGCGTCGTCCACCATCGCCCCGGTGTTCTCGATCGAGCACTTCTGGCCGGCGAAGGCGCGGAATTGCGGCTTGTCCTTGTGCCAGGTCCACCAGTGGTGGTCGGCGAAATAGCTCACGTCCGCGAACGGCGCGACCTGGTACGCATTGTTGATTGCGATGACTCGGCAGCCGTCGCGCTCGCGGCATCGACGAACAACGTCGCATTGGTCAGCGTCGAGCGACGGACCTCCCCCGATGCAGACGACGATTCGTCCAGCCCAGACGGGTCGGACACGACTGAAGCGGTCGAGCGGCCAGTCGGGTCCCCGCTCGAGGACCGCTTCGCCTCCTGCGGGCCGGCGGTCGGCGTCACCGTCGGCCCCGCCACGTTTCCCTCGACGAGCTCCACGGCGCCCTGGTCCAGGAAGATCCGCGCGCGGTGCGGCGTGGTCCAGAAAATGGTTCCGGCCGAGTGGCCGTCCACGATGAAGCGCTTCTTGACGCGCACCTGGGCGGTGGCGCCGGAAAGCTTTGCCAGTGCGTTCACGTTCTCCACTCCTGAAAAACGCCCCCCTTGCCTTGCGGCGGGGGGGGCAAACGCTACATCACCTCACCTCAAAGGAGCCGTTAGCCGGCGTAGGACAGGTTGCCGGTGATGAACGCCGCCGGCCGGTAGACGGCCAGCGCGAGACGCGCCTCGCACAGGATCGCCACGAGGTTCCTCGTGAAGAAGTCGCTGTGCTGGTCGCTGACGCGGATCGAGATGCCCTCGCGGTCGTAGATGGCCGCGCCCAGGTCGAACGCGCCGACGAGGAACGTGCCGACGGTCTTGGACTGCGTTGCCACCACCGACTTGCCCCACACGCGCGGCGCTTCCATGCTGTGCGGATCGGAGAACAGGTAGCGGCCCTGGGTGTCCTTCAGCAGGCAGATGTTCGTCCAGTCGGTCGGGTGCAGGACGACCGCCGAGGCCTCGTACTCCGACAGCGACACCTGCAGGAACGCCTTCAGCAGGGTGTCGAGCGCCGTCTGGTTGGTCGCGCCGCCGGTGAACGCGGTTGCCTGGTTCACCAGCCCGTTTAGCTCGCCGTTGGCGCCCGTCGAGTTGAGGATCTCGTCCTCTTCCTCGAGCGACAGGCCGTAGGCGAGGCGCGTGTCGATGTAGCCGGCGAGCTGCGCCGCGTCGGAGAGCACCTGGCGGGAGGCGCCGATCCAGTGGGCGAGCGTGATGACGGCCGCGGTCGAAAGCAGGAACGTGATGTCGGATTCCGGCTTGATCGCGCCTTCCGTCGTGCCGCTCGGCGAGTCGGTGCCGCCCTGCGGCCCGGCGCTGTTCGTGAAGACCAGCTCGGACGCGTACTCGATCAGGTTCGAGGTCGTCGGGATCGACGGCAGGAGGTTGCGAATCGTCATGCGGCGCATGGGCGGCGTGATGATGCCGGGCACGCGGTCGCCGTTGACCAGCGGCTGGAGGGTGTTCAGCGTGGCGTTGACGATGGTCTTGCGCTCGATGATGGCCGGCGCGCTCTTGTAATCGCGGCTGGCGATCATGTTGCGGTAGGCGTCGGACTCGACGAAGCACTGGCCTGCGGTCTTGAGCTCCGAGGCGGACGACGCCGAGCCGGCGGCGGCCTTCTGCTCTGCGTCCAGGACGCGCTCGCGCAGGCCTTTGATCTCGGCCTGCAGCGCGAGGTTCGACTCGCTGATCGCCTTCAGCTCGGCGTTCGTCTGCCCGTGGATCGTGCCTTCGCGGCGCGACTCTTCCAGCGCCTTGTCGGCGGTGTCCTGCGCCTTCTTGATGCCATCGGCGAGGCGGCCTTCGGCGGCCTTCAACTCGTCGAGGATCTTCTGCATGTCGCTCATGATTGAGCCCCTTTCAGGATTTGATTGAACGGATGTACTCCAGCACTTGCGCTGCCTCGTCCAACCCGCCCCCAGTCTCCTCACGAGCCGTTGCGAGCTTCCGCCACCCGCCCGAGGCCAGCAGCTTGGCCTGGGCGTTCGAGAATCCCCCTTCCTCACGAAGGAAGTCCTCGAAGGCGCGGATGTCCGTGATCTGCCGCAGGCGTTCCTTCGCGCTGGTCACGCCCGCAAGTGGATTCATACCCCAAGTCACCACGCTCACTTCCCAAAGCTTTAGGCTTTTCAGCAGGCGGACGCCGGATTCCATGATTTCGGCGCCGCCCGGCAGGATGTCGAAGCCGATGGACATGCCCCGGACGCTGCCGGCCTTCATGTGGGCGAGCGCCTTCCTGGCCATGGGGTCCTCGAGCACCAGCTGGCCCTCGAAGGCGAGCCCGCGGTCGTCCTGGCGCACCTTGGCCAGCCCGATGGGCGCCCGGCTGTCGTGCTGCCACAGCGCGGTCACCATCCCGTCGCCGTTGGTCACGACCTCCTTGAAGGCGCCGCGCTCGACGATGTCGCCGCCGAGGTCGATGTTTCCGAAGATCGAGGCGTAGCCGGAAAACGATCCGGAGTCCCCGGCGGCCTTGTACTCGGCCGGTGTGTTCAGGTATTTCATGGTCCTCTCCTCATGCTGCGAGCAGCAGCAGAGCTGCGGCCCGACGTTCGCGCAAAGTCCTGCCCATCGTCGCCTGCGCGACACATCCATCGTCCTGCTCGACCACCGACAGCCTGGCGGTCGCTGGCCATTCCTCGGCCACCCGGCGCGGCCCCCTGACGCGGCGCCGTTCCAGCGTCGGCGGCCCCGGCAGGGCAACGACCGTGGTGTCCTGCGGCACCGTGGCTGTCGCCGAAATGGCGTCCCCGGCCTCCGTAACTTCCAAAGCTGCGGTGCGCGGCTGGCCGGTGTTGACGTCCGAGGCGAGCTGGTCGTCCGCTTCCGTCCTGGAAAGCGCCGCCGCCACGGCAAGCGCGGCCGTGGTGGAGGAGGTGTCGGCGCTTTCCGAAATGGACGCGGCTGCCGCGATGGCGGCGGTGGCGGCCGAGGTTGCGGCGTCGTCAGCTTCCGCCTGGTCGACGGTGGCGACGATGACCGCCATCTGGCCGGCATCGGAAGCGATGGTGTCGGCCGATTCCGTCTGCGCCAGAGCGGCCAGTAGCGGAATGGTCGCGGCCGCCGCGCTGGTGTCGGCGCTCTCGTCGTTGGCAGCCGCCGCGGCGATCGCCAGCGTGGCGGCGGCGCTGATCGTGTCCGCACTCTCGGCGTTGCTGGCGGTCGAGACGATCGCCAGCGTGGCGGCCGAAGTCGGCGCGTCGTCGGCCTCCGCAATGGAGGCGTCCGCGGCGATCGCCTGGTAGCCACCCTGCGCCAGAAGCGAATCGTCTGCCTCGGCGATGGACGCGGAGGCGGCAATAGCGAGCGCTGCCGTGGCGGCTATCGAGTCATCAGCATCCGAGGCACTGGCGATCGCCGTTATCGCCACGGACGCGGCCGCCGAAACGGTGTCCACCCCTTCCGTCTGCGAGACTGTCGCGGAGATCGCCAAGGCGGCGGCGGCGGATACGGTGTCGGCGTCCTCGGACTGCGATGCCGTAGCGGCAATCGCCAGCGCCGCTGCGGCCGAGATGGTGTCCGCGGCTTCCGCTATGGCCGCGTCCGCAGTGATCCCGGCGGCCGAGATCGTGAAGTCCGAGCTGATCGTGTCAGCAGCCTCTGCAACGGAGGCCGACGCGGTGATCGGGATCGTTGCCGACGCGGTGATGCTGTCAACGGCCTCCGACTGCGACGTGGTTGCGGTGACCGGGATTGTTGCCGCTGCACTGCTGGTGTCGTTAGCTTCCGTCTGCGTAAGCGTCGCCGCAATCGAAGCCGGGCGAAGGGCGACCGTCCGCGCCGTCCACGAGTCGTTGGCGCCCGTCGTCCCACCACCCGTGATCGCCGCTGGATCGTAGCTGCCGCTAGTCCACCCGGTGTAGTACCCGCCGCCCTGCATGCAGTCAGCGGTGTCGGCAGTAGTCCCGCCCAGCCAGTCTGTGGAGAAATCCGTCGGAGCCGTGTACGCCGTGCCAGCAGATGCGGCAGAAGCGTAGAAGGCGAGAATCCACGCGCCAGAGGTCGTCGGCGTGATGGCGGGCGGATTCGGGCGGCCCGTCGCCGTTCCCGTCGCACCCTGTGACGTCGTGTCTATCGGCGTGGCGCTGTCAACCCCCCGGAAGACATGAACCACCCACCGCTGCGCGTTTCTCGCGTGCCCCGACGACGGGATCGTGAGAGACGTATCGACCGTCGAGCCCTGAATCGTGTAGTTGAACTGCGAGAACGAGTCGTAGGTGACCGTCGTGATCGACTGGAAAGTCTCGGTCGTGTACGCGCCGTTGTTATTGCCCGTGATCGCCTGGCTGGTAGGCGAACCCGTGCCGTCTCCAGCCGCCGAACACCAGACGACGACGAGGTCACCCGCTGACGGCGATGTATTAGACCCGCCGGTCAGCGTGCCGGAAAGGGACTGGGTGGTGGTGCTGGTCGAACCAGCCCGCCCTCCCGTTACCCCTCCGACGTAGGTGATAGCCACGGAAACGGGAAAGCGCTAGTGACTCAAGTTCAGGCGTTTCCGGCGGTGAGCGTAAAGGTGTTGACCGTGACCACCTGCCCGACGCCGATCGAGGTGTTGTCCACCGTCATGGCGCCGCCGCCGCCCGTGGCCGTCACGTCGCCCTGGATGTCGCATTCGTTCGGCGAGCCAGGACGCAGGATCGAGAAGTAGCCGATGGTGCCGCCCGCAAGCCCCGTCACCTGCCAGGTGCCGGTTTTCGAAACCGCGCCGTCGGCCGCAGCCGACAGCCAGTCGGACGGGAGCGCCGCCTGCGCGAGCAGCGTGCCCGTGCGAGCAGCGGCACAGTTGGCCGGGAGCGAGCCGCTGCGCAGCTCCAGCAGCGGCGCAGAGCCGACGGTCGTCTCGATCGTTCCCATCTTGTTGGTGCGAAGGATCACGCTGTATTGCAGGGTTGCCATTGGCCTCTCCTATCAGTGCTGTTTATGGGCGGATCCGCCCGGCAGGTTGGTGAATTCCTTGATCACGAGCTCGCGGTTCTGCTTCTGGATGTCTACCAGGCCGACCATGGCCCCGGTCAGGCGGTTGATGGCGTCCATCTGCTCGGCCGACGTCTTTTCCACCCGATCGAGCAGCGCCTTGTGCTGCGCGTTCATGCGCGCCACGCCGACCGCGATGTCCTCCAGCGCAGGGAACTCGACGCGCTGCATGAGCTCGTGCTTCATGCTGTCCGGCAGCTGCAGGTTCACGGTGTTGGCGAAGGCCTTTTCGGCACCCTCTTCGCGCGGCGCTGGCTCGGGAGCGGCCATGGCCGTCGCTGGCTCCGGCGGGTCCTCGAAGATCCGCTCCACCGGCAGCAGGTTCGACTGGCACGTGAAGTCATCCATGCCTTCCTCGTCGATCGTGTTCCGGTTCTCCAGCGCCCGCACCTCGTTGCGGCTCATCCAGCCGTTCTGCACGGCCGAGGAGTAGAGCGCTGCGCGCCCGGCGGCGTCCGCCCGCAGCAGCGCGTCGACGTTGAAGCGCACGAAGTAGCGGCTCCTCTCCTCCGGCGTCATCAGCCAGCGCGCGGCCGAGGACTCGATCCGCGTCAGGTACGGCGCCAGGGTGAACTGGACGAACTCGAGCCCTTGGTGCTCGATGTTGTTGTTCGTGGATCGGGACAGGTCCGCGACCATGTGCGGCGGGATGCGGTAGATGCGGCAAATCTCCTGGATGGAGAAGCCCCGGAGCTGCATGAACTGCGCGTCCTCGAGTGGCATGGTGGCCGCCGTCGCCGTCATGCCGCCTTCCAGGATCGCGGCCCTGTGTGCGTTGTCCAGCCCTTGCCATATCTTCTCGATGTTGCGCCGCGCGATCTCCCGCTGGTCCTTCTCCAGCCACTGCGGAATCGAGATGATCCAGCTCGGGTTCGCCCCG